TGCATCTGCTGTTCAAAATAAGGAGTTGCAAAAAAGTGCTTCGCAATTTGTTGGGGGAAGAACTGATTTTTGGGCTCAAGGACTAACACCACCATCTAATGGTCTTGGGTATGTTGTAAGACATGGACATAGATTTGGTTGGTTTGTTGGACCTGCTGCTATTGCATATGGTAGAAAAAATCCAGGTCCAGCAAAGGCACCTCAGTTAGGAGATATTGTTGTTATGGGTGGAGCTCCGGGTGGAATGGTATCAGTTAAGGGTGGCAAAGCGTTTCCCCTTCCCAAAGGAATGATTGGAACCGGATCTGGACAGGTTTATGGGGCACCAAGAGGTTATGGTGGTCATGCTGGTGTTGACGTTGTTGAAAAACCACCTTGGGGAGGTAATCCAAGATTGCCTATTGTTGCATATTCTGGGGGAAAAGTTTTATCTGAAAAATTTGTTCCCAATGATCCTTATTTGTCTGGTTTAATGATAGATCATGGTGGAGTCCAAACAAGATATTTGCACGCAACTCCAAACGTTAGACCTGGACAAACAGTTCAACCTGGACAAAAAATTGGCAATTTACTGAATCTTGGAAATCAAACTCACCTTCACTTTGAAGCTTACAAAGGATCTCAAAGATTGAATCCAACTGGTATGCTCCGCGCTGCTTATGAAAAAGGTGGAATGACTTTAGGTGGTCCTCATATGGCAATGCTTGGTGAAAAAGGAAAAGAGTTTGTTATTGATGCAGACTCTACTGCTGCTATTGAACAAACTTTTCCTGGGTTCTTAGGCGCTATTAATACTGCAAAATATGATCAGGCGATAAATGTATTAAGGAACTTTGCTTCCTATGAATATGGATCTGAGCAAGTTGTTATGATTGCTGATATGCCATCTGGTTCATATCTTGCAGATAGTGACGATACTGGTTCTGGTGGACTCATATATGTTGGTGGTGATGAAACGGATCCATTTGAATCTTTATATCAGGGTGGGTAAATAGAGATAAGAGGTAATAAACAATGGCAAATCAAATAACATCTAAAAGCGCACAACCGTCTTACATAGAAAAGTTTGATATAGCATCAAACAAGAATCAGGGGAAAACAGTTAGTGTTGTAAATGGTGCTGTTCGCTTAATGTATTATGAAAGCATTCTTCAAGATACGATTAGAGTAACTTATACTTTTGCTGATACTGGAAATACTATTGACAACAAAACTGCTCTTGAAGGACTGCCAATAGTTGGTCAAGAAAAAGTCACATTAAAATTTAAAGATAATAATGAATCAGAATTGAACTTAACGATGTATGTGAATAAAGTTACTCCTTTGAGTGATGATACAACTAAGTCTATGATTCAATTGGAACTTGTATCTAAAGAGTTTATTCTAAATGAAAAGATTAGATTGAATGAAAGATTTGATGGAAAAATATCCGATCACATTAAAAAGATTCTGACCGCACCAAATTATCTTGCAACTAAAAAGAAAGTTGATATTGAAGAGACTTCAAATAATTATAATTTTATGGGCAATAATAGAAAACCATACTATGCAATGAATTGGTTATCTAAAAAATCAGTCCCTAATTTTGAAAAGGCAAAGGGCAATACTGCCGGTTACTTTTTCTTTGAGACATCTGAAGGATTTAAATTTAAGTCTATTGATACATTGTCAAGTCAAGAAAAGAAAAAGTCCATAATCTTTAACCAAACACCAGATTCAAGAGGAGATGACATTCCTTCTGGATATGATGTCAAAGCCCTTGAATATTCAAAGGACAATCGTGTTGATGTTCAAGAGAAACTTAAAATGGGCGCATACTCAACAAGAACAATATTGTTTGATCCGTTCACTTGTTATTATGAAGTAGTTGTTCCGAATGCTAAAGAAATAGAAAAAAAGAAAGGCATAAAAAAATCTGGAAAAGAACTACCATCTTTAAATCCAGAGTTTAATCGCACAGAAACTAATAAAGATTTTTCAAGAACAACTTATTATCTTCTTGATAAGGGGACACTTCCTTCTGGAGATAATGCTCAACAACAAGTTGAAAAATCAAAGACTGAAAATTTTGAATATAAAAATATTTTGAATCAGTCTATTATGAGATATAACCAATTGTTTTCTATTAAGAGTACAATTACTATACCTGGAGATTTCTCTTTACATGCTGGAGATGTTGTTTTTTGTGACGCTAAACAGTTGTCTACAGAGGATGAAGAGATTAATAAGGAATATGGAGGTCTATATATTATAGCAGATTTATGTCATTATATTTCTCCAAAAGAAACCTATACAAAATTAAACTTAGTAAGAGATTCTTTTGGTAGAATTGGAAACCACACATCTGGCAAAATACCATTATGACAGACCGTACTCTTCAACAACATATTAATGATGACCGTGATGAACTTGATAATCCAAATACAAGTGGGCAACGTAGGCGTCATCTGCAAGATGAGTTAGGAAGTTTGGAACAGTATCAAGCAAATCATCCAGACGACAATCATGATCCAACTTCATTAGAATTGTATTGTGACGAAAATCCAAGTGCTCTTGAGTGTAGAATTTATAATGATTGATAACTAATGGAAGGCGGATCCTTATTCAATCCTGGGTTTCTTGGGGCGCATTTTAGTTGGTGGGTGGGGCAGATTGCCAGCGATTCAACTTGGCGAGATAATATTCTTTCGGGAAAATTTGAAAGCAAAGATCAAAATCCTGGTTGGGGATATCGCTATAAAGTTCGTATTATAGGACTTCACGATCAAGGTGAGACTGAAATATCTTCGGATAAACTTCCTTGGGCTCAGGTAATGTATCCTGTGACTGGTGGTGGTGGACAAGCAAATGCCACTGCCACTGCAAACCTAAGACAAGGAATGATGGTCTTTGGGTTTTTTCTTGATGGCCAGGAACAACAAGTTCCCGTCATTATGGGAGTTCTTGGAAACAACATACAGACTCACTTAGCGACAACCATTAAAGATAACCGAGTTACAAATACTCAGCCTGGAAGTCTTGCGACAAGTGGAGTTGCAACTCCTGCGGATGGGAACAAAGATCCAAATATAAAAGTCCCTGATCGTGGGATTGAAATTAATAAACCAAAATCTCCAGAACAATCAGATGAGTGTGCTCCTGCTCCTCCTGGAGTTTCGGTAAATCAGTTTGGACTAAGATCTGATAAACCTCTTTCTAAACTTCAATTCAGAGATCAACAGAGTGCTCTTGCTGAAGCTGAATCCAGAGGACTAACAGGAACTGCAAGAAGTGAATTTGTTCAAAAGGCAGTTGCCGCTGGAATTAAAGCAAGGTGTGAAGCAGCAAATTCACCAACTTCTCCTTCACAACCTGGCGCTACAATTGAAAGTGTTGATGGCGTACATAAGGTAACTAAAGCTTGTATAGTTTCAAATGAATACTATCACAAGAAAACTGCATTAATGTCTCCTTGCGATAAAGTCAAGTCTGCACTTAAAGCAATTCAAACAGAACTTGATAATCTAACAAAAGATATTGATAAAGTTTTAAATGCTGCGCAATCATATGTTGATGCTGTTTCAAATTTGATTGGATCAATTCAAAGTTTGATTTCTAGATTTGCATGTATTCTTGCAAAATATATGAAGATAGTTTTTGATAAGATTATGGAATATGTACTCAAACAAATTAACAAGGGACTTGCACCAACTGTGGAGCAATTACCTCCCAATATGAGATATATGTATTTTGATATTAAGGAAAGCATTACTGAATTGATTACTTGTCTTTATAATAAGATTTCAAATAATCTATGTGCCTTGATAGAAGGACTCTTAAATAAAAAAATTAAAAGAGAACTTCCTGAAAAAGATGGAAAATCCAAAGCACCACGACCACCTATTTGTTCAGTTGAAGAATTTACGGGGGAATTAATAGCGTTAAATATGAATGATATGAATACTGCAGTAAATGGTATTTTAGATAATGTAAATAAATTTTTAAGTGACATTCAAAATACTCTTGGAACTGTTTCGGGTGGTATCGGTAGTGTTAAGGATTTGATTGGAGGTATAACTGGCAGTATTACTTCCGCGTTAAGTTTTGAAAACATCAAACTTAATATATTTGGATGCGACTTAAAACCAAATTGTGCCGCATCGGATTATTACACACTTCATAGTGGTAGTGGTGCTGCTGAAGATCCACAACAACCAAGACCTGCACAAGTTGATAAGGCATCTCAGCAGACCACTACTCCCCCACAAACCACAGAGACTCCATTTGCACAACCAAGTCAAAATCAAAGTGATATAATTACTGATATAACTAAAGGAACTCAATTCATTAATCAATCTGCACAATTCATAGGATCAATATAATAAAATGTCTTTTACTTTATTTGGTTCAGCATCACCAGACGACATAAGAGTTGGATATATTGATCCTTCTCTTGGAT